GACCGTCATGTTGGTCAGCGCGCCGGCCTTGACCAAATAGCCGCTGTTGGCCGTGGTGTTGACGACGTGCATCTCCTGGCTGGTGACCTTGTTGAGCAGCTCCTGCGGGCCGAGCAGGTTCTCGACCAGGCCGATGGTGTGGCCGTGGCGGAAGTGCGGGAAGTACGGCACGATGGTGAAGTGCTGGTAGGGGCTCCAGTCGTCATGCAGCACGACGTTGTCGGCCACCACCGTCCAGCGGATGCGCCGCACCATCTTGGGAACGACCTGAAAGCCGTAGGTCTGCACGAATTGGGCGATGCGGTCGCGGCTGAACCCTTCGGGGATGGCGCGCATGTCGCCAGTCTGCGGGTTCAGGAAGTATTTCTGCCGATCCAGTACGCGGTACTGGCGGTCGATGATGCGGATGTTGCGCAGCACGTTGGAGTTGAGCCCGTCGCCCGAGTAGGCAGGGTACTGCGTGGTGCCGAAGCGGTCGCGGTTGGCCTGGATGCTGTCGTAGCCGTAGGGGAAGGCGCTCTGGTCGCGATTCTTGAGCAGCTCGGCGTCTTCTTTGCCGTACAAGACCGAAATGTCGTCAGCCGTGACCCATTTTGTCGTGAAAACCTCGCTCCACTTCTCGGGGTCGTAGTCTTCGGCGTCGGGGTCAACAATGACGTTTTTAGGGTTCACCGGCTCGATGCGCACCTCGCCCTGCATGCTGTCGCCGTACTCGATGCGCACGTCGAGGAAGCCACGGCCGCCGATCACGCCGTCGCTGAACATCTCGCTGCGCTTCCAGTCGAGCTGATTCGCGTCGCTGATCTGTTTGAAGACCTTGTTCAGCGCGTCGGCAATCTCGCCGGGGGCGCCGGAGCGTGGGCGAAAGCTGATCTCGGCGCGGTTGTTGATCTGCTCGCCCAGGACGTTGCCCACCGTGGACATGATCTTGTTAATCGTGAGCACTGGCCGGCGCACGGCTTCGAGCTTAGCCCGGTCTACCGGGTCCCACTGGTCGCCGGCGTAGTAGCGCTCGCACTTGTCGTGCTTATCGACGTACTTGGTATGCCCGTTGTCGCGCGCCCAGGCGTAGCGCACCCAGGTTTTGTAGGACAGTTCGGTGTTGACTGGCATGGTGCTGCGCCCCTACTTCAAAAACTTGAGCTTGTAGAGGGTCTGCGCGGTCAGCTCCTCCAGCTCGGCCAGGATGTTGAGCAGCGCCTGGCTTTCTTGTCCGCAGTCTTTAGCCTCTTCACGCACCAGGTCGAGGTAGTCTTCGAGCAGCTCGACGGGGTCATCGAAGTCAAGCGCGGCTGCGCGCGGGTACTTCGGGATTTTTTCGCTCAGGCCGGTGTAGACCTCGGCGTACTTGTCCACCAGCGGCACCAGGTCGTTGTAGAAGCCGTCCAGCGCCATGTGCTGGGCGTAGCTGGTGCTCGACAGGTGCGCCAGGTGCGCAGCGGTGCGCACGGCAAACGACTGGGCGATGAAGGCGGGGCAGCTCATGGTTCGCGCGTCCAGAACATTACCGCCAGCGCCATCGAGATGATGCCGCCGTACACGAGAAACTCAAGTGGGGTCATGGTGTCACGCGCTCATGAAGGAGCCCGCACCGATGTGGGCGAGCTTGTCGCGCCAGGACTTCGGGGCTTTGGGCCGGGGTTTGTGCGGGGGCTCACGGCCGATGGCGAGCTGGGTCATCCAGCTGATGCTGTCCACCTGGTCGTCGTGAACACCGGCGGGGAAGCGCAGCATCTCGGTGCGGCAGGCGTCATACCAGTCGCCGTGGGCGTTGAAGCTGACCATGCCCTGCTGCATGCGGCCCTGCAACGGGCGGGCGCGCGCCATTTTGTCGGTGATGGGTTTGAGCACAGTAATGGCGGGGTACACGCGGCGCTCTCTCATGCGTTTCTTTAATAGAGATTCGATGGCACGGTAAATCTGCCCGTCTTCAAAGCCGAGCTGCAGGCCTGGACTATACCATCTCGAACATAGATTTAAGATCGACTCGACAATGTAGTGGGCGTCGCCTGACTTAAATCTGACGATCTCGGCGACGTGCAGCACGTCGTCCTCGTCCTGCAGGCCCACGGTGCCGACGGTGTAGTCGTTCTGCTTCTTCTCGCTGATGGCGAAGTCCCACGCAATGAACACGTTGGCGCGGTCGATGGGCGGGGGTTCGCCGCGCCGGAAGTGCTCTTTGAGGAAGTAGGCACCGTCGTCAGGCACGGGGTTCTGCTGGTACAGGGCTGACCAGAAGCGCGGGCTGATCGTCGTTTTGATGCGGTTGAGCTTCTGCAAGTCGTAGCGCTCGGGGTGCAGCGCCTCGCCCTTGTGGCGCAGCAGCCGGCCGTTGGCTGGGGGGGTGTCGTAGACGATCAGGTCGGTGTCTTCGTCCAGGTACTCATCGGCCTCGGCGATGGCGGGGTACTTGACCACCACGAACTGGTCGGCCTCGGGGTCGGCCATGGCCACCTGCAGCCGGCCAGCGAGGTCGTCGTCGTGCCACCACGTATTATGGGAGACCAGCCCATTGGCGATGAAGTTTTCGGTGCGCTCCACCTGCAGGTCGAACACTTCATCCTCACCGGCGGGGGTGATGCTGGCTATCTCATCCAGTGTGAAGTCGTAGGTATTCGGCTGCGGCAAATGCCACGGACTCAGTTCCAAGATGCCCGACTCCTGCGTTGCATCCGTTGCAGAGCAGCCCCCGGACTTTATTGGTGTCGTGGCAGTGGTCAACAGCGAGTTTGCTCTTCCAGTGATGCGGGAGGGTGGGGTCGGAGCCGGGGGGCTTTCCGCAGATAGCGCACACTCCGCCCTGAGCGCTGAAAAGGGCGTCGTACTCAGCGACAGTGATCCCGTATCGGTGTTTGAGGTGGGCATTGCGCCGTGCGACAGGGTTGACGCTTGGGGGCCGAGAGCCGTCTGCCCACTTCTGTTTGTTGTAGTGCGAGGGGCAGAGCCCACGACACTTGGCAGGCCGGTCGCAGCCATCTGCTGAACAAGTGACCCCTTTCCACTTTCCCCATTGCCCCGCAGCGCCACGATTTTGTGGGCTGTAGTCAGACTTCGCGCTCTTATCCATTTCGGCTCTCCGTTGAAGGCAACGAGGAAGGGGTGTCTTCCGTTGGCCCTCACTATTTTACCTGAAATCGTAGTAATTTCTAAGATAGAATCACGACCACTAGACTTGATCGCGGCTATCTTTGAGGTTGCACGGTTTCCTCGGTCGAAGGTGGCAATTTCATCGCCTTGGGCTAAGCTGTCCAGCCTACGCTGCTCCCCGCCTGCCATCAGGACGGGCGTACCCCCAACCATGCACTGTACCAACAACACGCCACCGCCGGGGGCCAACCGGGTGTAGGCGGTGGAGCCATACCAGTCCCAGAGCTTGTTGCGGGTGTCGGCGCTGTCTGCCTCTTCGGCGTTTTTTAGGGGGTCGTCAATGATGAGGACGTGGCTACCCTTACCGGTGATGCCGCCGCCTACCCCGGCGGCGACGTAACCGCCGCGCTGGCCGTCTAGGCTCCACTCCTCGGCGCTCTGGTTGTTGGGGTTGAGGCGGATGTCGAACACCGGGTGGAACACGGGGTCTTCGAGTACCTCCTTGACCTTCTTGGAGAAGCTCATGGCCAGGCTCACGTTGTAGGAGCAGGCGATGATCTCGTGGTCGGGGTGGCGCCCCAGGTGCCAAGCGGGGAAGGAGCGCGAGCACAGCTCGGACTTGCCCGAGCGCGGCGGCATCAGCAACGCGAGGCGCGGGCTCAAGCCCTTGGCCACATCGTCGCTGAACTTCTCCAGGCGGCGGCAGATGTCAGTGTGTACCCAGCCAGCAGCGTAGCGCGGGTTGACGCGCTGCACGAAGGGCAGCAGGCGGCGGCGGCTCAGGATGCGGCTGGCCAGTTCGGCTTCAGCAGGGGAGGACGGGGGGTTCGGGGGCTGGGCCATTGGTGATGAGCTTGAGTAGTTCAGCATCGGTCATGCTGTTGAGGCGGTCAACGACGATGTTGCCGGTGACATCGACCTTCATGCGGTGCTCGACGGGGGCAAAGTAGCCGCACATCTGGCCGATGGTCTTCCAGCCCTGCACCATGGTGGCAGGCTCGGCCATGAGCTTGGCCATCTCGACGGCCTCCAGCAGCCCGTCCATGACCTTCTGGCGGCTCATTTGCGCGGCTTCTTCGTACTTCGCCTTGATCTCGTGGTACAGGCGCAGCACGTTGGGCATTCTGACCATGCGATAGGCGATGGAGGCCCCGTCGTTGTAACCGGCGCGCACGCTGGCGCTGGTGATGGACTCGCCCTCGGCCCAGAACTTGACGAACAGCTTCTGCTTGTCGGTCAGAGGCTTGTCGGGGCTGATGCTGGCGGCGGCGGCGTTAGTTGAGGTGTTAGTACCACG